AGATATTATGCAAAATTTTACCAGTATCTGGAACGTAGTAGGAACGCCTGGTGTTACGCCGGCGGCATATTCAAGTGTTGCTGCAGTCGGTCAGCGCATGGATGAAGGCGCTGTACCTCAAGACGGGCGTTGCTTGGTTCTTGGGCCCAAAGCTTATTGGTCCATAGATAATGCTCTAATTACCCTTTACGTTCGTTCTGTTGCTGAGCCGGCTCTTAAAGGTTTTTTGGCTAATATTGCCAATTTTGAAATCTATGGTGATCAGAACGCACCGAGCCAAACTGTTGGCACCCTTGGTGGAACTCCAATTGTTAATGGTTCGAATCAAACTGGTTCTAATCTTGTAACTAATGGTTGGACTGCTAATGTAACTGGAGTCCTTAACGTTGGCGATGTATTCACACTTGCTGGCGTTTTTGCAATTAATCCACAATCGCGGCAATCCACGGGAGCCTTAGCGCAGTTTGTTGTTACTGCTCCAGTTAATTCCGATGGTAGTGGTAATGCAACGATTCCAATCTCGCCCGCAATTACTCTAGCAGGTCCGCCGCCGGGGAATCCGTATCAGACTGTGACTGTTGCGCCGGCTAACCTAGCTCCTATTACAGTTGTAGGTCTTTCTGCGACTAATTATCCACAAAGTCTCGGCTTCGTTAAAGATACCTTTGGTCTCGTTACAGTTCCAATGGAGATTCCGGAAGGGGTGGATTTTGCAGCAAGGGAGACTTATAAGGGAATTAGTATGAGGATAATTAGAGCTTACGATATTAATAATGACGTTTTCCCTGCTCGTCTAGATATACTTTACGGCACTGCTACTTACTATCCTGAAATGGGTGTGAGATTGACGGGTTAATTAAGTCTATGTCAAGTTCAACCCCACTCAAACCCTCTGCTCGCGTCAGTGGAGGCCAGCCAAATGGCTTCCCTGATTTTAAGCCTATCAATAAACTACCTGATCATGAGATTAGAGAACTTTTAAAGAAAACTCTAAAACCTGCTCTATATCAGGTGCGTGTTGATGATAGAAAGAAAGGTAATATTGCTGTAGGGCCTAAAGGCCCTGTGCATATTATTGAACCTTTTGCTAATGCTATATCAACACAGATCCAATTAGGCCGCGAGAAAGATTGGGCGAACCCGATAGTTACTTTAGTTATTTAGGAGATTTTTATGCCTGTTGCAATTCCAGTTGAAACGAAAGCGGTAAGGCAATTAAGTGATGGGAATAGTGTAGGAACGGTTATGGGTAACGGCCCAAGTGATCACCTTGGGTTTTTCGGGCTTGGCACTCCTATAATCCAACCTACTGGAGATGGAGGTACGCCGGGTGCTTATACTTATTCTGCAGGGGCTGTAGTAACGGCGCTAAAGGCATTGGGTTTAATTGCTACCTAAGTTCGCCACTTAACTATGTCTGTCTCACATTCGGTAGTCACTTCTTGGCTCTATAGAGGACGCCATCAACAGATAGAGTCTTGCTTTAGAGCCAAGCTGCCGAATGTTAATGCTTGGCAAGGTTTGGCATCTCTTAGTGCAGGAAAAGGAAAATTTCTAGCTGCAGAATTTCTTTGTCGTAAAGCTTTAAGTATTGATCCGACTCATGAAGAATCTTTGATTGCATTAAGTGGTGTTCTTATTTATTTTAAGCAATATGATGAAGCAGAGGAAATTTTAACAAAGCTTATTGAAAGAGACTTGGAATCTAGATATCAAGTCGAGCAAAATCTTGGTTTTCTTATGCTTGAAATAGGGCAGACAAGCAAAGCTTTAGATTTACTTATTCCAGCATACGAGCATGCTCCTGAAGAAGCCAAAGCAGGTATAAAATATGGTATTGGGTATGCAAGACTAAAGAATGGTGATCTTCGCGCAGGATTTACAATAGTTCAAGAGCAATGGAATACCCCTAATAGTCATATTTGGGGCCTTGGAATACCAGAATGGAATGGTGATATAAGTGCTCTTAAGGGCGCACGTATCTTAGTACATCATTATCAGGGATATGGGGATACTATCCAGTTCAGCCGCTTCATGAAACGGCTGTGTGACTATGGTGCTTATGTTATTGCAGCAGTCCCTAAACCTTTGCTTCGCATATTAGATTCGCCTGATCTTACTAATATTGTAGTCGATATAAACGAACCTTTGCCGCCCGTAGACTATCATGTATCAGTTTCATCTTTACCGGCGCTGCTTAAGATTGAATTAAATGATCTTCCTAATATAGAATTTCCTTATCTACATAGCACTTATATTCCTGGTAATAAAGAGTCTTTCCCGTTACCACATAGAAATGGGAATCAAAATGTAGGTATAATTTGGAAAGCTGATAAATACGGCAGTGGCCCAAGGCGCTCAATTCCTTTAGAATGTTTTCTTCCTTTGACGTTAATACCTCATGCTACAATTTATAGCCTACAATTTGAAGGGATTGAAGATATAGCTCGACTTGGAGTTTCGGATCTCATAACTGATTTGTCTTATTCCATCCGCGATTTTGCAGATCTTGCTGAGCGTATAGAAGAAATGGACATTATGGTGTGCGCCGATACCGGTCCGCTCCATCTTGTTGGCGCGTTAAATCGGCCTTGTATTGCACTATTATCTTTTGCCGCTGCGGATTGGCGTTGGTTGGAACATGATCGAAAAGATAATCCTTGGTATCCCTCTATGCAAGTAATTCGCCAATCGAAGTCCTGTAGTTGGGATGAGGTAATAGAACAAGTGATTCCTATTATTTCGAATTATTCCTATGATGCATATTGATCCTATAAGTGGGTTACCTAGCCAATGTAGGTATGGAAATATAAGTTTTTCCCAGACTGGGGCTGATTTTTTGCTCTTGAATCTTTTTGAGCTGCTTGGAATAACAAATCCTTCTTACCTTGATGTTGGCGCATTCCATCCTACGGTTATAAGCAATACGGCTCTGCTTTACTCTCGCGGCTCACGTGGAGTTAATATAGAAGCAAACCCGGCGCTTATAGAGAATTTTTATAAAGCTCGGCCTGAAGATTTAAATATTAATATCGGTATAACACCGTGTGGTGGTGAGGTTGAATTTTATAGGATTGATTCATTTTCTGGCCGGAATACATTTGATCCCGAAGCGGCTCATGGATTTGTTCATGAGAACCCTAGCTTTCAAATTTCAGATACCTTGGTGCTTGAAACTATAACTTTAAATAAAGCTGTTGATACTTATTGTAATGGGATTTTTCCGGATTTGCTTTTGATAGATATTGAAGGGCTAGATTTGAATGTATTAGAGTCAACTGATTTTAGCTCAAGCCATCCTAAGGTTATTTGTGTAGAAACAGTTGATTTTAAAGGCGAGAGTCGTTACAGAGATTTTGCTTATCTACTGCTTCTCAAAGGCTTCGTACCATATTGTCGCCTTATTGCTGATGCAATTTTTGTCTGGAACGAGAACGCAAAGGAGCTAAATAAATGACAGTCGAACCAGGTTATCCTGTGACTTTAGTTCATCCAAGACATGTTCCAGCTAAAATTGCAACTGGAAATGAAATCGGTGTACCGGAGAGATTTCCAGCTATAACTGTCAATGGCGCTTTACACGAGGCGCAGTATCGCTCGCAAGGCTATCTTCGTTATGGCGAACCTATGCAACAAGAAGATTACCATGAATTTCCCAAAATCCTCCGGCACCCGGAATATAGGGAAGCAATTCCGTCTCGTGTAGAAGCTAAGATTGAAGATGGGCGAATCACAGGAACATTTACAATTCCTGCAACGCCAGCTGAGTATCCAGATGTAACTGTTAATAATGAGGACGAAGAAACCTCTTGGCGAGATAAGGGATATTTGCCCGCTGGAGATTATAATAAAGATGCATTGGATTCTGTTCTTACAGGAACAATACATAAAGAAGCGTATGTAGCTACACAATACCCAATGTGGGTTGATGGGAAATTAATTGCGCATGATCCAGATGGCCTAGATTCAAGTCCTGATCCAAATTATCCTAAATTTGAAAATGGGACTATTGTTCCCGATCCTCGGTTTCCTCCTGTGCCTGATCCGAATAAATATCCAATGTGGGTACATAAAGATGGAATTCCAAGCGAAGAATCTGAATTAGCAGAAACACCCGAAAAAGAATTTAAAATAAGACAAAAGTGGGTAATTAAAGCTGAACAAGATTTGGAAGAGATAAATTTAGCATCTGATACTTCAGATCAAAATCCAGTACCGATTTCTACCTCTTCTTCTAAATCAAAAACAAAACAAATCTCTATTTAGGATTAATAATTTATGACTGTTCCTTTAGATATTATAACTGATGCTTTAGAAAAGCTCGGGGTTTATTCTCCTGGCGAACCATTATCTGCTGCTGATGCTTCCCGAAGCTTACAGATGCTTAGCGATCTTATGGATCAATGGGCCAATGATTCTATCCAACTATACTTTCTTCAAGCTATCGAAGCCAGTTTAATGGCGGGTACAAGTATTTATACTGTTGGCCAAGGCGGAAGTATAAGTGCAGGTGCGCGGCCCGTCAAGGTAGTTATGGGCCCTGGTGTAGCTTCAGTTACAGTTGTAAGCACAACTACACCAGTGGATTCTGTTAGCTCTATTGAATGGAATGCTATTTATAACACCCAAGATCCTCCACCTGTCGGGATACCGACAGCTATGTTTTATCAATCTTCGTTTCCTTTAGGGCTATTATCTTTGGTTCCAGTTCCAAGTACTGGTATGACGCTGACGTTTAGTGGTTATTATGGTTTAGTTAATTATGCGGCGAATTTAACAAGTCCAAATGTAACCTTGGCTCCAGGGCAGCAAGTGGGATTGGCTTCTAATCTTGCTATTCTTTTACATTCCTATTTTAGTATAGGAACTATTACGCAAGATTTAATAGCAGAGGCACAACAATCTAAGACGACCCTTACGTTGACTAACAGACTCTCGCGTGCTATGTCGGCACGTAATGTTCAGCCGCAGACTCCAGCGGCTCCGAGACCCTAATTAAAGGAGTAATTTTCCTTGGCTAATGCCCGCGAGGTTATCCAGGACGCGTTTGAATCTTTAAGGATTTATTCTCCTGGAGAATCTGTTCTTGACGCCGATATGAGTCGCGGGTTTGCTGTTCTTAATGATATGTTGGGCTCGTGGAGCAATGAATCATTAACTACTTTTGCAACTTTAGAACAATCATTAATTTTTACTCCAGGCAAATTTCAATATACAATTGGTGTCGGCGGCGATTTAGATACAACACGGCCATTGCGTATTAGGCACGGTTTTGGCGCGGCTTATATCCTTGATACCTCGGGAAACCGATACCCGCTGACGGTTATACAACAAGATTGGTGGAATTTAATAGGAAACATACTGCAGGTTAATGCTAATATTCCGCAATATCTTTATTATGATCCTCAAAATCCCTGGGGGATTTTGAATTTTTATCCTATTCCTAACGTCGGTTATACAGCGTTTTGGGATAGTTATTTGCAATTTGAGCGCTTTGGGTCGCTTGAGGTTCATGTTTCGCTCCCACTTGGCTATGTTATGGCAATCAAGCGTAACTTGGCGCTTGAATTAGAGCCGTATTATCCCAACGCCGTGGTATCACCTAAGCTTCAAAAAGCCGCTGAAACGTCGAAAGGAAATGTGAAGAGAACTAACTTTAGAGAAACTATAGCAAAATATGATGCTGAGCTTGTAAGTAAAAGTAGAGCTACCTATAATGTTTATAGAGACGGGGCTTAATTCTTGAAGACCCCTATCTTCGGTCCTTTTGCACAATCGTCATCAACTAATTTGGTTGATGCGCAGTGTATGAATCTGATTCCTCGTGTAGAAGAAACTAAGCAAGGGAAAGAAATAGGAGCTTTGTTTTTATCGCCCGGATTGGAGCTTTTTACAACTGTTGGTAATGGTCCTATTTGGGGAGAACATATTTTCTATCAAAGCGTAACAGGTCCAGCTTTGATTCATTTCTTTTTATATGTTGCTTCTGGTAATGATATTTATGCAATAGATAACGATGGTAGTTCTACATTTTTAGGATCTGTAACAGGGGTTACTGGAGAAGTAAATTTTAAAGATAACGGAGGTCAATTAGGTATTTTCACTACCACAGGTGCTTGGTTAATAGGCCATGATGGAATGGGAGTTCCTCTAACGGGAGGAACAATTGGTGTAGCTGGAATTGATTATACCGATGGAGATATAATTTACTTGTCTCCAACTACCGGAAATGCAGCGGCTACAGCAGCTGTTGAAGTAACTTCAGTAGATGGTAGTGGCGGAGTAACTGGATTTAGTATATCTATACTTAATGGATTGCCTTTGAGCGGCCTTTTTAATTTAACACCAAGCATACCTACTGGATTTGTGCAAGCGTTTACTACAGGCTCTGGAAGTGGTTTTGAACTTAGCGCGCCTACTTTCGGCGCTCCAACTTGGCTGTATCAAATCCCGCTTCCATTTGATCCTGTTGCAGGGCAGATTTCAGCCGTACAACAAGATGGATTTATCATAATATCTCAACCTTTATTTTATATAATGTGGCAATCAGAACTTCTCGATATGTCACTATTTTTGCCACTCAAGTTTGCTTCGGCTTCTGGTAATCCAACAGCTATTACCTCTATGCAACAAATCCATAGAGAGATTTTCGTTATAGAGACGTATAATACTGAGGTTTGGATAAATGCTGGAACGTCACCGTTTACATTTGCAAGGCTTGATGGAGTTTATATTGAGAAAGGGACTTTAAGTCCGGCCTCGGTTGTTCAAATTGGCGAAGAGCTTATGTGGCTCTCACAGGATACTGATGGGATTTGTAGCATTGTCCGTTTACGTGGCTATGAACCAAGAATAGTTTCAGATACTGCAGTTACAACTATTTGGCAAACATATTCTGATGTAACCAATGCTATAGCTTACGCGTATCAATTAGGCGGTAGGAGATATTATATTATATCATTCCCATCTGGAAACTCTACTTGGGGATATAATATAACTGATAGTGATTTGCTCGGAGTTCCAGTCTGGTTTCAACTCGGGCAATTTGATTCAGGAAGGTTTAATAGGCACATTGCCCAAATTAGCACCGGCAGTGGAACTCAAGGAGGGTTATTATCAGGGAAGACGATCCTAGGTGATTATAGAAATGGAAATTTATATACATATAAACCTAATGGTTTAACTGATAACGGGGCGCAAAGGAAATGGTTGCGCTCGTGGCGGGCAAGACAGCCAGGACAAGCTTCGTTTGATCCAATTAGGTTTAATGCCTTACAGATTGATATGCAAACTGGGATTGATGTTCCAATTGATACCGATCCTCAAGTTGAATTACGTTGGTCTGACGATGGCGGACATAGCTGGTCTATGGAGCATTTTATTCCAGCCGGAAAGTTAGGCGAAACTGCTCGGCGAGTTAAAATTAATCGCCTTGGTTCTACTAAAAGAAATGCAGGATTGGATAGAATATTTGAATTGTCCAGCTCTGATATGTTTCCTGTAACTATAATTGGTGCGGATTTGATATAATGGGAACAAATATCCCACCACCTAGAGAACCTCCAATAGAAGGACAGACGTTTTGGTTTACACGCCCCTGGTGGAGGTTTTTTAACCAGATTGAAACAGCTTCAGATGGGGCTATAGGTATTGCTAATAATGCGTTAAGTGTTGCAAATGCGGCCGATCTGGCAGCAGCGACAGCGCAGACGGCTGCGGTAGCAGCACAAGCGACAGCAACGACAGCTCAACTCGAAGCGTCTAGTGCATTAGATATTGGCACCGAAGCTCTGCTTAAGCCGGACCCAGTAATTCCTGACTTAAACCAAGCAGTTTTTCTTAGCTTAATGTTAGGGGCGTGATAAGTGACAATTACGCCAGTAGTTCTTTTTGGGCCGATACAGATAGGTAATGTGCCGGTAACGCTTTACACTCAACCAGCTGGAATTGGGTTTGTTAAAGAAGTCGTGTTTACGAATGTGACAGCGGGAACAGTAGCACTAACTGTTTGGATTGTTAGATCAGGCCACGCTGCAGGCGCGACTAATATTGTTATTGGTGCCGCAGCGGCAGGATTTGCATTGACTTCTGGGCAAGCCTATATCGCGCAAGAGTTAGCTAATCTTGTTCTTGTAGTCGGAGACGCAATTGTGGCAGAGTCAAATACAGCTACTAGTATCAATTGCGTCGGCAGCGGGTGGACGCAATGATACAGTTAGAGTTACCATTGCCAAAAGATGTAAGGGTAAATATTACTCAGCCTCGCGAAATTGAATTTAAAACGGTTGATGGGCTTTTTATAAAGCAGATATTTATCCGTAATGCGGGTTCGTTTGTTCCACAACATGCACATGTCTGGAATCATACAAGTCTACTTGCTAGGGGTAGCATATTTTGTTGGAAAGATGGTAAATTAGATCAGCGCTATATTGCGCCAACTACAATTTATATTATGGCAGGAATTAAGCATTTATTTCAGTCTCTTGAGGATGATACAATTATTTATTGTATTCATAATCTTCATGGAGAAGAGCAAGTACGAGTGCTTAAAGAGCACCAATTAACTGATTACGAATGAGAGTAATTTAAATGCCTTTTGGTTTTATTGGTGGGCTTCTTGGTGGTGTAGGATCTATAGTTGGGGCTGGAATCAGTTCTAATGCTGCTACTAGTGCTGCAAATACACAAGCTCAAGCTGCTACAAACGCTGCTCAACTCCAGCAGCAAACTGCACTGCAAGCTTTAAGTCAACAACAATTACAATATCAAAATACACAAAATAATTTATCACCTTATCTTAATGCAGGCGGGAATGCACTTAATGATTTAAATAATTATGCTAACCCGAATGGGTTGTTGTTTCAGAATCCAGTTGCGCTTACAGGTCAGAATCCGCAAATAAATAACTTAAGCAACGCGCCGGGTTTAAATCTTCCACAGTTTAATATGCCCCAGTTCGGGCTACAACAGTTTCAGGCAAGTCCGGATTATCAATATTTACTTAATCAAGGCCGAGATGCAGTGCAAAACTCGGCCGCAGGGAGAACCGGAGCGCTTTCTGGGAATATGCTCCAGGGCTTACAGCAAAATGCTACAGGCTTAGCTACTCAAGATTTTAACCAAGCTTATAGTGATTACGTCCAGAATTATCTAAATCAATATAATGCTACAAATCAAAATGCGATTAATACTTATGGTGCACAGAATAATCAATTCCTTAATGCACAGAATGTCCTTGGTAATTATTATAATCAGCAGTTAGGCGGTGTTGGGCAACAGCAAAGTAATATTTATAATATTCTTGCAGCAAGGACAGGATCTGGACAAAATGCTGCAGCATCACTAGGCGCATTTGGTCAAGCCGGGGTTAATAATGCCAGTAATATCTTGCAGAATCAAGGTAATGCGCTTGCATCGGGCCAGATTGGGGCCGCGAATGCCCTAAGTGCCGGACAAATTGGTTCTGCCAATGCAATAACAGGAGGCATAAATAATCTAAGTACTAATCTACTTTCAGCACCAAATCCAAATTTTAATAATAACGCTAATAGTGCTTTCCAATTTCTCTTTGGTGGCGGATTGGGTGGTACAGGGGCGCTGAGTGGCAATACCAATGCGGATTTTAGTGGTTAATTAGTTTATGCCTTACGATACCCAGTTAGATCCTAGAATTATACTTGGGGCTGGTAAGCCTTCAGGGCCTTTTGGTCCTGATATGAGCCAAATTTATCAGTCTCAAAACCAGGCTTATAGAAATGTGTTGCAGCAGCAAGATTTGGCTGGACAAAACGCGCTCCGTGGTGCATTTCAAAATCAAAATATGTTAAATCCAAACACAGGCTTACCAAATACTCAAGCTCTTGGAATGGTGGGTCAGGTAGATCCTAAGCTCGCACTTGAATATATGGCTGCCACACAAAAAATTAATGAAGAACAACAGCGTGCGCAAGTTACAGGTTTAATGGCAAATCAGAAGATTGGGAGTATATTCGATAAGCAAGTTGTGACGCCATTGGTGACTTACGCTAAAGACTTACAAACACAAAATATACCACAAGATCAACAAGATGTAATGATAGAACAAAAACGCCAAGAGTTTATGAAGGACATGCAGAAAAGTCAAGGCTTTTCTGATTCTACTATGAATAAGCTTGATACGAAATATGATCCTGTACGTTGGCCTTTAGGATCGGAAGGTTTTAAGAAACGCGAAGAGGATATAGCTAAAGGCTGGAAAGGGCCGTATACAGATAGTAAAGGCGCTGTGTATTGGTTGAACGAATTTTTAGGTCCAGGAGCTTTTAATCAGGATCGTACAGCGCCCTATAATCCGGTTGGGGCCGCGCGTACTGCTGGTCAAGAACCTAAACCTATGGTTGATGTAAAACCAGATGGAACTAAGGTCCCAATTCAATTTGATCCGTTAAATAATACTTATCTGAAAGATAATGAACCTTATAAACCTACAAATCCACAGAGAATTGGAGTAGAGGGTGGTAAGGGCGCCGGACCTAAAAATTTACCTGCTCCATTAGAAGCCGATATAAAAAATCCTGATACTGGTAAGTCAGAGCGGCGAGGAATACGCCAAGAACAATTGCCAGATGGAACCGTAAGGACTGTATTTGCAGGTGGACCCGATGCGGGCAAAGAAGTTCCAAAAGAACAGTTAGGAGAAGTCAGAACTAAAGGCGAACAGGCCGGACAAGAAGCAATTGATGCCACTGCAGAGTCCATAGCAGATTATAGAACACCACCATTGAGCCCTTATGCTCAGGTCCGTGGAAATGGGCCGGAAATAATGGAGGCTATTAAGAAAGCCAATCCTGAATATAATGCACAAAAATATTACCAAGCAAACTCTGTAAGACAAGACTTTGCTCGTGGGGCAGCATCGAAACGGATCGATGCTTTAAATACCGTAACACAGCATCTTGAGGTATTTGATGATTTAGGCAAAGCTCTAAAAAATGGAGATGTTAATGCAGTTAATAGTGTTGTCAATTATGCTAAGACACAGCTTGGACATCCAGAAGTTACGAGTTTTAATGCCGCTAAAGATGTAGTTGCAGATGAAGTGATCAAGGCTGTAATAGGTTCAGGCGCAGTTTTTGATAGAGAAGGAATGACAAAGAATTTATCCGGCTCCAGATCACCTGAACAATTGCATGATGTTGAAGTTACGATAAAAAGATTAATGGCCGGCCAAGTGGGCAGTTTAGAGAAACGATGGACTTCTGTAGGGCTTAAGAAGGATGAATTCGGAGAAAAGTTATTGCCGGATACTCTGGCAGCGGTAGATGAATATTTGCCTAAAGAGAAGAAAGGCGAAGGAAGCGGTTCGAGTCAAACTCAACCTTCAAGCCCTTCCGGCTCAGCTTTTGCACCGTTGCCTGGTAAAGAACATTTCGATACTTTAGATCAAACTATGAAATCTCTTCCGCGAGATGGAAGAACATATCCGGTTCAAGATAAATCTACCGGACAAGTTCATTATTATAAAAATGGCGCTGAAGTACCAAAACCACCTGGAGTGCCTTAAATGGCTTATGCTGTAGGCGCTCCGATTGATGATCCTAGCACATTAGGGGTTAGTGCAAGCGCGCCTAGAGCTGATGTGTCTTTGCCATCTAGACGTGAGCGTGATGCGCCAATATTAGTTCAATATATCCCAAGCGACGATTTATTAAAAACTACGGGCCTAAGTCCAGAACAGTATGACACTTATCGACATCATATGGCAAAACGTGAGGCCCCTAGTTATAGTAAACCTTTTGAAAAAACAGGAAGCAAAACTACTCTTGAAGTTGGCGGTCAATATCAGATGGGGCCGGAAGAAATTGCTTCAGCAGCTAAGCATTTAGGTATTGATGCCCCTTCTAAAGAAGAATTCTTGAAAAATCCCCATCTTCAAGAGCGTTTGTTTGATGCTTATACAGTGCAGCATGCTCAAGAGTTAATGAAAAATGAGACCTTTAAAGAAGCAGATCCAGCAAAACGAGCGGCAATCTTAGCTGGGGCACATTTAGGTGGGGTGCAGGGAGTCGAAGATTATTTAGCTGGCAAAAGTGATCCGAGCGACAAAAATAAAACTACCATAAGTAATTATGTTAATAGTACTGCTCGTGTAATGGGGGCGCCACTAATAGGTGTCTCTGATTGGACACCAAGCAATAATGCGATTGCGTCAGAACAAAGAAGATCTAATACTGATGTAGTTGATATGAGCCCAGAGCAGTTTCTTTCACTTCTCCCTCCTATACCTAAAGATGAACCTAGTTTAGCAAAACGAGATAATTTACAAAGGTCGCTAGCTTCAGGAGATCAAATTGAACAAATTCCTTCGCTTGAAGTAAAATCTAAAGGGGATGATCTTAAAGTCGTTGATCATGATGGGAGACATAGGGCACAAGCAGCTATTGAAGCCGGATTGGATACAATTCCTGTTTCAATTCGTGGTGCGGATGACGTTGCAGGTTTTAAAAATCTAGTTGGAAAAACAACTGTTCCAATTGATTTTACTAAGGTTGCTTCAAAACTGGAGCAAGCACCAGTACAAGCACCGGTCCAGTTACAAGCAAGGCCAATCGGGCCGCAACAAGTTACACAAGCTCCACAACAACCCTCTTCTCCAACTGTAGCTACTGCTCCTATTCCACCGGCCCCACAGACTCCATCTAAGCCTGATTTTTATCCACAAATCGTAGCAGGAATTAATAAAGACATAATTAATCCTGCCTCTCAAGGCTATCGTGGGGTTGCTGTTCCGAATCCAACGACCGATATAACTGCCGGACAGCGAATTGCAAATGCTAATGCGTCAAGTGCGGGTCAAGTAGGCTTACCGTCAAGAAATGTATTGGCTTCGGCTTTATCAGCAATTAACCCTATCGGTTCCGCTCAAGCTGCTGAAGGTAGTGTAGGTTTAAGTCCAAATCAACCATCGGCTTCTGCACCAATTCCTCCCGTTTCATCGCCACAAACATCTCCTTCTTCTGGCTTTGCTATTGGCGCCCCTATTGAATCTGGAAACTTTGCAGTTGGTGCTCCAGTCGGACCAAATCCGCGCCAATCTTATGTTCCAACTCCTGAAGATGTAATTCCGCCTATTGTAAATGCTTTAAGTCCGATGTTAGGTACTGGAGTCATGGCAGGTATAGCTGGGCTCCGTAATCGCCCGATGAGTTTTGATGAATGGAAAGCTGCGCGAGACAAGGCTTTAGCTGAGACACAATTACCGGAGACTGAGACCGGGAGGAAGATTTCTAAATTCTTTGGCGCTCCGGGGCAGTTGTTAGGTTGGGCGGCTGAACAAGTTTTAGGAGATAAAACTAAATATCTAACTCCAGTTATGGATGTCTTAGCTCCAGCTTCCATTTTAGCTCCTGGAATTGGTAGTGTAGCTACGGCGCCTATTAGACCTATACTTAATCGAGCTTTACAGACGCCTGAAATGGGTGCCGTCCGGGCCGCCAATGCAGCTTACAGAAGTGAGCTTCCGGCCGGTGGTGTAGCTAATACTGAAATTGCTAACCGTATGGCACAAGCACAAGGGGCTGGAATCCCACTAACTCCTAAAGATATGTTCTTGCCAGGTGAGGCGCAAAATGTACGGTTAGCTCATGCGTTAGAAAACTCTCCTGAAGCTCGTAAACAAATACGAGATGTATCAGAAGCTAGAACACGAGGTACAGAAGTTTCGCCGGCGCAAGAACGTGTAGGTGGAAGTCTAGAACGTGGCGATGCCCATGTTACTAATGCTTTCGGGTCAGGCTCAGCTAGAGATATAAGTGAAGCTTTAAATAAAAATCTTACTAAAAATACTAGCTTATTAGGACAAGCTAGGACATTATTAGATGAATCTAAAACTCAACTACAAGATCGTATAGATACATTAAAGAATATTAAAGTACCTTCAAAGCAAATCAAAGCTGATCCTGATGTAGCTAGATTGCGTACAATGCGTAATAGGCGTGAAGCTGAGGTTAAAGACCTTAATAAAAAGATTGATAATGACAACGCTTCACTTGATGCAGTTAAAGAGGGACAAAAAATCTTTTCTCCAAATGTCCGTTCGGAGGATGTTGACAAATTTGTAGCTAAAGCGAAACCCGAACAATTAGATGCGTATCGAATTAGCGTTGGTGATGCAGTTCGAGATCAGTTTAGGCGTGTACGAGAGCTTGGCACAGAAACCAGTAAGGTTAGTATTCCACAAAATATGAAAAATAAACTTTCCTCAGCACTTGGTTCAATGCAAGTCGCTGAGGGTTTTATGCGTAAGATGGCACTAGAGGATCAGGTAACTGCCGGGGCTGAAAATGTGCTTACTGCTTTGGGAAATGAACCTGGGGCAGTAAGAAGAGCTGGGGCGCCATTCCGACGGGCGCTTGAATCTCTTGGTCATATCGGTATGAGCACTGCTATGGGACATGGTATTCATGGAGCTGGATATCAAGCTATTAGATTTGGCAGAAATGTTTTAGACTATATGGCCTATGGTGGTGGATTTATGGGCCGTAAGCGAGGAACCGAGATTAGTAAGCTTTATACAGATCCTAATGCAAATATTGCAACGTCAGGAAAGAATTTATTTCAATCGCCAGCCTTACCTGCGCGCCGCCAAAATATCTTAAACACGCTTCCGTATGGTCCAGCTGCTACTTATTCCGCCACGCAAAACTATGCGCCAAATCAATGATACCAAAAATAATTATCGTCCCTATCGAATATCAACGATTCACCACTATTGGTGATTGGTATGAAGATAAATATGGGAATTTTACAATTTCAATCTCCTATTTATATGATTGGAAATATGAATTTTTGGTCTTGATTCACGAATTAACTGAATGGGCTATTTGTCAATCAATGGGAGTTAAAACTCAAGCTTGCGATGATTTTGACGGGCTTTGGGAAAGTGAGATTAAGAAAGGTATTCAAGATATTAATACCGAAGCAGGTTTTGATCGCCGGTGTCCGTACCGACGTGGGCACGTTTGGGGGGCACGAATGGAACGTTTATTCTGTTTCCTGCTCCGCGCCTCTTGGAAAGACTATTGTGAGTCGTGCGAACGTGCTATAAAGAATTATTCTAATTCTAAACAGAGTTCAAGTAATGCCTCTGTTTAAAGCTACTCTAGGCATACTAGGCGGTATGGGCCTTAGAGCAACAAGTAATTTTCTTGATTGTCTGGTTAAAGAAATTACTGAAGTTGGCGTTACGGAAGATAGTGCGTTTCCTACCATAATTATGCTAAGTATTCCTTTACAAGAATGGGGAATTTTGGGATCGACAAATAAAGATCATGTTAGCGCACAAGTTAATAATGGCTTGAAATGGCTACGTGAAGCCGGCGCAGATTATATAGCTGTTCCTTGCAACACAGTTCACGAGTTTATAACCGATAAGCATGTGATTAACATTATTGATGAGACTTTAAAAGAATGTCGAGATAAAAATCTTGGCGTTCTTTGCTCCAATCAGACCAGAGAGTCAGGGTTATATGAAAGGAGTGGGTATAATATACAATATTACCCAAACCAATCTACAATCGATGGATTGATTGAAGCTGTTCAGCATGGGAAAAACCCTGATATTAGTTTGATGCTAAATGCTGAGTTCTCTAATTGCTCTACTATCATCCTTGGTTGTACTGAGCTTTCGCTTTGTTCAAATATGAATCGTTGGGGGAATAGGACTATTTTAGATTCAACTAAAATCTTGGCGAAGGCTTCTATAAAAGCCCTAATGTAATGAAATATATCTTCTTTACATTCTCTGGGCATTCATTACCGATAGCCAAGCGGTTGATTGATGAGGGCAATGAAGTCGAGGTCGGTCAAGTTTCAAGGCCCGAAAAGCTTAATGTCAAAGGCTGGCAGGCCCATAAAGAGACTCCAGAGGAACAACGCCGCCGGCTTTCACTTTATGATGGAATTATTGAAAAACAAGACGCCGATAAATTACTAAATAATCTTCGTTTTAACAAGGACAAAGAGGATATCTTTGTTGTTCTTGATCATAATAACCTTTGCGAATACGGTGAAAAATTAAATTCGATGGGATATATCGGTTTAATCCCGCTTCGTGAAGATTATACAATGGAAAAAGAAAGAACGGCGGCGAAGAATTTTGTTGAAAAAAATTATTCTTTACTTCAAGTGCCTGAATCAAAAGAATTTAAGAAAGCCCAAGATGGAATTGATTTAGTCGAAGATTCTGATGAGCTCTGGGTTCTTAAGAGTAATGGAAATATCGGTGATACCATAGTTCCACGAACTACTGATACCCAACTTAATCATATGGTAATTATAGGCGCACTCAAGTGCGACTCAAAGGATTATGAAAAGGAGGGATATATACTTGAAAGGAAACTTAGATCGCCTATCGAATTTACTCCACAGCTTGCATTTTGGAACGGTGAGCCGATTTACTCACATGTGGAAATAGAATGCAAGCCAATTGGGGCCGGAGACACTGGCCCCGACGGTGGAGGAGCTTTAAATCTAGTCGTCAAAACCAACCTAGACGACGAAATAAACGCTATGTTTTTCCCCCCAATTATCTTCGAGATGGCAAAGAAACGCTCGGGCTTATTTATTTTCGACGCTGGGATACTTTATGACGAAGATGATTCAAGATTTTATTTTACTGAGTTCGCAGGGAATAGATGGGGTTGGGGTGGAATCTATTCGGAACTATCTATGGCAACTAATAAGAATAGAAATGCGACCGAATATTTTGAGCGCGTAAGTGCTGGAAAGAGTCCTCTTCATTATAAATATGGTGCTACGGTTAGTTTATATAATATCCTCCCTGATAAGAAATTTGCGTCGTTGGAGTGTGACTGTTTGCCGATTTATTGGCGAAGAGCGGCAGATGAATATTTATGGTTGTATCAGATAAGGAAAAATGAAGAAGGGGTTATTGTAAATACAGGATGTTTTAAAGATTCAATTCTTGGTTACGCTAGTGGATGTGGAGATTCATTATCGAAATGTATCAGTTTAGCTTATAAAGTAATTGATAATTTTGCATTTAAAGAATTCCTTTTTAGACCTAAAGGTGATTTTTTATCTAAAGATTATCCAAGCTCAATTTTAAATCGTTTAGAGGCGATTAAAGAAATATTAGATAATATAGAAAAGAAAGAAGCCGCATAAATGAAATTAAAAATAATTCTATTTCTTGTCTTTATGATATCGCTTTCTGCTCATGCTCAAGTTCCAGTATTTGTTGCGCCGGAGTTTATACAACATTTTTTTCTTACCAATGGTTCTGTTTGTGCTGGGTGTCAATTGTTTGTTTATCAAGCTGGAACAACTACAAAAACTCCGACTTATATTGATAGTACAGGGACTACAACTAATACAAATCCGGTTATTATGAATTCTCGCGGGGAGCCACAAGCAGGAGCACCGAATGGATCTATTGGTATTTGGCTTGCTGCAGGGCTTTATAAAGTCGTACTTGCTCCAGCTAATGATTCTGATCCTCCTACTAATCCCATTTGGACAATTGATGGTGTCTCAAGTTCGCTTATTCAACCTACCGCGCCAGTAAGCTCGGTATCGCCTTGTGTTCCGGGTGAATTTGCTCAGGACACAAGTTTCTTTTATAGCTGTGTAGCTATAAATACTTGGAAACGTGTCGCGTTAAATTCGTTTTAATCATGGAGTGTAGTGGCTATGAAAACAATATTCGGAGTTATATTTACAGTTTCGCTAGGCTTCAGTCAGGTTGCTCTTTCTCAAGATGTTCCACAAACTCCTCCTAGTGATACAGAATATGATTCGCAACGTTTTACGTTGCTTAATGAACAGAATAAGTTCCTTACTATGACAATTCTTCGTGATCGGGCGCAAGCTAAAGAAACTGCAGCTTGGTGGGCCGAAGTTTGGAAAGCATTGCCTGATCCTAATAAAGTTGGAGTTAAATGAAACTAATCTTTAAGACTCTTGTCTTAGCTTGTTTGGTAGCGTTAGTTTCAACTTCAGCTAACGCTACCTGTGAGCGCGTGGTTCAGAATGGAACTGTAATAAATGGTGCTCCGGTAGTTTTTATTACTGAATGCTTGATTGCTCGTGCTGGCGGCAGTGCTGGGAGTACAATTGCTAATGGCCTCCCTATGATTACCGACCTTGGTGTTATGGGGCCGTTTGGGATTATCGACGCTCCAATTACAGGGGCGTATCATAAAGGCGTATTTAGCTGGCAAGGTAATAATCTTGTTTTAGCTCTTAATGGTCTTGGCGGCGCTGGCGTTCCAGGGCTTTGTTTATCAATTAATGGCGGGCAATTAATATCGCTTGGCGGCTCAAGTTGTGGTGGCGGAGGCGGGGGCGGCGACGCATTATTAATTCAAACTGGAAGCAAATTATTAATTCAAACTGGCAGTGTATTATTGATTCAGTGAGGAAATTTAATAGTATGAAGAAATTAATCTCTTTCGTATTTGCTTCACTGGGTTTTATAAGTCCAGCGTTAGCTGATGGTACAATTAACACATTAAATCCTGGTAATTCCCTGACTGGATCAGAGTTGATTCCAATGTTTCAGGGTAACAACCCTATGACGACAACAAACCCAGTAGCACTTGGAACTTATCTTAATGGGACCTTTCTTGTAAAAGGAAGCAATTTCATTCCAGGGGGAATGACAATATTAAATTATAATGCGTCTAATTTGACACTTCCTCCGGCTGCTGGATCTGTTCTACAAGTAATCGGTACTGATGGTGTTTCCGCAAGAATTGAAGTAGATTCTTTTAATACACCAGCGAAGCATGATGTGGTATGTTACGGGGGAACTTTTGCTTCTAGGACTGGTGTATTAGGCGGAACCAATTGCGGTGGTTATGATGTCTTTGCTTACAATGGTACTTCTGCTATTGGTCCTTTGGCTGGCATAGGATTTTTCACATCTGAAAATCAATCATCCGGCCACGGAGGCATGGAGACGGTTTTAACTACAACTCCAAATGGAACCACTACAAGGATTAATAGAGTTAAAATTACTAACGATGGAGCAATATTGGTTCCAGATACAGTTACTGGAGGAAGTCAAGGCCCAGGGACCATTAATATGGCAGGGTGTTTTGTTAATGGTGCTCCTTGCGGTGGTGGGGGCGGTGGATCTCCAGGAGGAATTACTAATAGTTTTCAATTTAATAACTCTGGCGCCTTTGGCGGTTCATCAAATCTACTCAATGGGGCTGGCGAGGTAGTTGTTAATTATAATTCCTCAACTTTACCGGCGCCTCTTGGTGGAACAGTTTTACAGATTGCCTCGCCGAATTCTACCCTTACAAGGGCCGAGGTAGACGCATGGGGCGCCGGATTTGGACCTAATTGGACCACCAGATTTGCTCGGGGGACTGCTGCTGCACCGTCGGCGGTTCAAAGTGGAGATAACATTGGCGGATTTAATTCTTTCGGATACGGCGCAAGTGGATACTCAGTTAGCAATCGCGGTGGTTTTCGTGTAGTCGCAATTGAAAATTGGAACGATAGCGCTCAAGGAACCGAAGTCGATATTGATACTATAAATCTAGGATCGCTGAATTTAATTCAAGCCGCTAGGTTTTCCAGTGCTAATGCTATCTTCAATCATAGCGGAGCAACACTGCCGACTCCGCTTCCTGGAACAGTTCACCAAATTGCTGGGCCTACTGGAAACAATGTCAGGGCTGAGCTAGATTCTTGGGGAGTAGGATTTGGGCCTAACTGGACAACACGTTACGCTCGCGGAACTCCCGGTGCGCCATCGGCAGTGCAATTAGGGGATAATATCGGCGGATTTAATTCCTTTGGTTATGGTGCAACCGGGTATTCCTTCAGCAACCGTGGTGGTATGAGAGTCCTCGCTACTGAAAATTGGACCGATACTGCACAAGGCACCGAGACTGATATTGATATTACAAATACAGGAACTCAAACGTTAGCACAAGCAGCCAGATTTTCTAGTAATGGGTCTGTGATAGGCACACCTACTGGTAGTTTTCAAGGCCCTGGAACACTTAATATGGCAGGGTGCTTTATTAACGGCGTTGCTTGCGCGACATCTGGCGGCGGTGGTATAACTTGGCCAGCAACAAATGATATTGTTATTTCTAATGGAACTAGTTCGCCTGCAGGACTTGCACCTGTTAATGGGTCCTTAGTTATTGGTGCTGGCGGAGTCTGGGGAACATTAGGAATTGGGTTGAATACTTATGTTCTTACATCGAATGGTACTACTGCATCTTGGCAGCCTGCAAGTGGCGGCGGCAGTGGTACAGTTTCAAGCTGCTCGACTATCTATGCGCTAGGTTATTACGCCTCGACTGGCACCACAATTTCATGCCTTCCGAGTTCTGGAACGCCAACAACTATATTGCATGGTAATACGGCAGGCCCAGCAACATACGGCCCGGTCAATCTTAGCACTGATGTATCCAGTCTATTGCCAGACGCGAATCTTAATCCAGCAGGGTTCGGGCCGGCTGGGAGTTATACCAGCGCGAATATTACGGTGAGCGCAACAGGGCGCATAACGGCGGCTGCCAATGGTGGCGTCGCAGGCAATTTCTTTACCACCAACGCGGCGACGACGGGCGGCCCAACTGTCTATGCCTTAGCACTGACAGGGTATGCAACCAATGCTGGGAATTATATCTGCACTGCATCATTTACCCCAACGAATGGCGCAAATCCCACGCTTAATCCAAATACGACCGGGCCGAAACCAATTCAGCTTCTAACTTCGACAGGGCTTGTCTCATTAGCTGGCGGCGAGATCCCAAACGCTAAACCTGCGTGTTTTATTTATGATGGTACGAATTATATCTACCAATCTATACAGGTAGCTGCACCGCCATTATTTGCTACTGATACGGTAACTCTACCAAAGTGGGTTGGATGCCAGTCGTATGTTATCACGACTGCAGCGCAGACGATTACGCTTCCAACTTCAACCGGGCTCCCGACAGGTGGCTGTGTCAATATCACGACGATTGGTGTAACGGCGCAACTTGCACCAACCGGCGCTTCAGGTGACGCGATTGATAACGGTCAAGTTGGCGGCGGCGCTGCAAATGCGGCAATCACGCTACCGGCTGATTTTTCAGGGCAAGTGACTTATAGCGGAACCCCAGGCGTAACGGCGTTTTCAATTCCTCTTGGGCCGGTACAATACGCACCGTTATCTTGGGGAGTTGGAGCAGATCTATCGCTTAACACGGGTGGAATTGATTTCGTAAGATTTGCGACGCCACGTGTGGTTTACGGTGTCAAGTGTAAGAATAATACGCTAGCTGGCACTGCACAAACTATGACGTTTAAGTATCAGACTGATGCAGGCGGAACGATGGCTACGGGAACTACTATCTCTTCTGCGCCATTTGATATGAATGCAAATCTTGGATTGGAACAAACGATTACCTTGACATCAAGCCCACTTCCCGTACCTGCCGCTTACTCTGTTGGAAGTACTATTAGCGGTAGTTCTACAGCAGGTTCCGGCCGCTGTCAGTACACATATAGATAAGAGCCGTTTAAAAGCGTGATTACACGACGTAGGCTTATCGCAAGTGCGCTCGCCGCTCCGGCTATTATTCGTCCGGCTTCAGCTAACTTATTGATGATGCCTGCTGCGGGTGGTGGTAGCTCCACAAATTTTATCACAGGTGAAACGTTAGGCGTGTTGAATAATAATGTCACCGATCTTCTCGGCTTTATTATGACGACAGGAGCAACGCCCATTACGATTACGGATCTTGGTCGCTGGAAAATATCTGGTAATAGTCTAACGCATACGATTTATATAATTGACATCGGCTCTGCTGGAATGACTAACCCCGGCACATCTCTAGGCTCTGCAGTTGTTAATTTATCTGGCGGGACAATAGGTGCGTTTAATTATACAACATTGGGCTCGCCTGTAACGCTAGCAGGTAGTCATCAATATCTTGTTGTTTCATCAGAGACCGCTAGCGGAGATCAATGGTATGATCAGACGACAGTCGTCACAACAACTACTGTCGCGTCTATTACGCAGTCTGCGATAATATCAGGTTCTAGTCCTACAGGAACATGGACAACAACCAGTATTGCTAATACTGATTATGGTCCATGTGATTTTAAATATCATCTGTGAGCTTTTAGATGCGCCGCCGTGATCTATTAAAGATTAGTCCGGGGTTGCTGGTCCCGAAGATCGCTTTGGCGCGGCCTAAACATGGCGGCGGCGGTGCGGGGGCTCCTCCACCAACGCAGACTATTACAGCCGTTACGTTATCGAGTAATACCGTTGTGGGTGGCGCCGGATCAGCCAATACGGTAATTGGGACCGCAACCGTTGTGCTCTCACCATCGAGCCCAAGTGCAAGTGGTATTGTTTGGAGCCTAGCGGGAACTGATGCAAGCCATTTTGTAATCAATTCATCGACGGGCGTTTATAGCGTAAGTGGCTCTGATATTACGCCAGGGGTTTATAATGATGTGGAATTTGTGCCGACAAATGTGGCTTACACAGGATCAGGAACACATTTTACAAAAACTATAACAGCAACTGCTGTTGCGACGCCAGTAGCTATAACATTCAATCCAGCATCGCCAGCTACGGTTTATGACACAGCGTTGTCCGGCGCGACAGTGAATATGCCTACTGTCACGATGTCAGATTCATCCACATTCACCGGAACGTGGGGGATACCGACAAATCCGGGCGGATTGCTGGTATTTTCTGGAAGTAATCTTAACCTAACACGAAATCTATCGCCCGCTGATATTGGCACGCCGCTTTTTACTATTAGTGCCCTAGAACACTCGACCACGATTACAAATAATCTGACACTGAACATCACGGCGCCACCTGCAGGTGTTAATTTTATTACGTCGGTCACTGCCAGCACGAGTATGAACACGTATGGGTTCCCACTCGGGTTTGCGTTCACAGTTGGCAGCTCACCCATTACCGTCTCTGCTCTTGGTCGCTATAAGGTCAATTCGGGCGATAACCAAACACATTCATTATATCTGCTAGATCCTACAATTGTAGATCCAGGTGGGAAATATCGCGTTGTGGCCGGCGGTTCAGCATCGGTCAATATCGGCAGTGCAACAGTCAATACGTTCACATATGGCAGCGTAGTGAGTCCAACTACGCTCCTCACGGGACATCAATATATTCTGATCAGTACTGAAACTAATGGCGGCGATCATTGGTTCGATCAAGGATGCGCTGTTACATCAACGGCTGATGCAGTGGTAAATTATCCCGTCTTCGTAAACGGCCCTGCGTTTAATCAGAACGTAACGCCGAATGGTGGCGGGAATCATGCCTACGTGCCGCTTGATTTTATCTATTCGGTTGGCGCCACGGCGGTTGCTACAATACAGGGTGGCCCTGGCTCGGTGGCCGGGCCAATAGTTAACAATGCGCAGGCGCTATTCTATCCGACATTAACCTCCGGCGGGATCGGCACTGTAATCAGCGGATCAGCCGTTATTATGAACGCGACTTGGGTCAATGGAGGGCCTGAGCTGTCTTTCCCCGGCGTATCCGTCACTGGACAGTGGATGCGAGATAACGAGATCCCGATAAGTCCCGCCATTACATCGACTGGGGCGATAATCTCTGGTGGACATTTCAACGGACAACCAGGTTGGTTTACTTATACTTTAGATACAACTACGATTCCAGATGGGGCTCATACGGTTTACTGTCGGATTATTGATAGCGGGACCAGTCCTGCTCTTTCGTGCTATCAATGGGGATCGTGGGGGAAACCCTTTATTGTATCGAATGGGAGCCTTAATATTGGCAATCAGACCATTTGGACATCGCAGTATTCAATAGGGCCGCGCTCACAGGTGCCAAAGCCTGATAGTGTCGCTTATAATAGCATTCCCAATCCAGTGAATGCTACGTATCCATATCCCTATGCGGTTTCGGCGACAGCTACGGCTCGGGGCGGCGATCTGACGCGGTTTAGAGATGTAACGACAATTTGCGCCGAGGCCATTAATGCCCCAAGAGGCGGGGAATATCTTGGGCCGCCACAGTTTTGCACGACGCTACCAAGTAGCGGCAGCGGCGGAGTGTTTGTTGGGCATCAAGATCCGCTAGTTGACGCTGGAAGTAATGCGGGCGCGTATCCCTATGTAATTCGGCAGAATTATCCAGATGGCACGAGACTAAATAATCAAACGGCGAATATTAGTACTTTCGTTGAGGCGCCAACGTGGTTGACTGGTGCTGGCGCGTGGCTCGGGTGCAGTGTTGAGGGTCGATTTTTCATCACCGACCAGTTTGGTAATACGACTACTCTAGCGGGATATACGCGCGATCGCACAGTATTAACGGTAGATCCAACTAATAGCACCGATAGTGAGTCCGATCTTACGCGGGTTTTAATTGGCACGTTTCCAACGGACGTTGATCTTGGCGGCGCGACTGATCTGGTTGTTGATCCGCGAAATGATCATATTGTTTATGTGCTATGTCAGAATGCTGCCAATTGGCTTGCTAAGATCACGCTGACGGGGACTAGTCTGGCGGGCGGTGTGACAGCGGCAGTAACTGTTTATGCTGGCTTGCCGGGAGCGCCCGATGCATATGTCGAGGCGCCCGGAACAGGCGCGACGAACGCACGGTTTTCTCAACCCATTAGCTTAGTAATCGTTGGCACAGTAAGCAATACGGCGGCGCCTAACGGCGATCCGGTCGGTACGATCTACATTGCGGATCAGGGCAGCGCTGATCCGGCGCTCCCAAATAATAGTGCCATCCGCCGAATATCAGCTAACGGTTTAACTGTTGATACGCTATATGGCGGTACTGTAGGCCCAACGCTGCCAACTGGAGCGCAAGTCAACGATTATACGGTAATCACCATTACGTCGATGAGTTGGAGCGCGACGGGCGGCGGGACGGGGACTATCGTATCAGCTACGCCGATAACCTATGTTTCCGCGATTGGGTGTTCCGTAGCTTTTCTAGGTGTGGTGAATTCAGGATCGGCTCCCGTAAACTCTAGCGATGGCGGACCAGCGGGATCGCCAAAGTTTTATGTAAATGGGTTTACTAATAATACCCATTTTACTATTGCTATGCCGGGGACTTCTGGTGTTGACTTCAATCCGGGGCTCTTTGGCGGGACCATTCAAATCTTTAGCTATGCTTCTGATAAGTACAGTCCGCCCGGCACCGTATCGCTAACCGGGCCAGCCGGCTGGACTGCTTTCCCCGGTTTTATTCGATGGAGTTCAGCACAGCATTTAGTTTTGTCAGAGTTTTGGACAGATAATGTACGGGACATCAATCTGGCGGCGAATACAATCAGGCGTATAGGAACGTTTGATAATCGCATTCAGGCGTTAGATCCGGCGCCGGGTAGCTGGCTGGGGATGGACTGTGATTATGCTGGAGTGCTTGGCCCAGTTGATGATATTATCTTAGCTAAGTTCCAATCCAACGCGAGCGCCGCTCATTACGTCTGGCGCGTAGGGTTTGATAGTACTGGTTTCAATGGCGGAAGTGCCTATACTCAAGGGAGCTTCAGTGACTTTGGCTCCTTTCCAACTATTGGCCAATCATCGACACTTTTAGCGGGAGCGGGACATTACCCCTGGGCATGGTCATTCTCGCGCACACAAGGCCGCGCAATCTCGACCGGTACAGCAAATGCGGCGCCCGCATTTCACCGCATTATGGAACCTGGCGATGTAGTAGTTAATATCGGCACCAGTCAGAACATTGATTTCGCGAAATGGACGAATGGTAATAATATATGGAATCAGGGCACCGTAACGGCGTTTCCCTGGACTGCGCGACCGGCGTTTAGCGCACTTTGGGGTTTTTGGGGTGACGGGCAAATCCTGGGACACACTTGGGATGACTTAATGCACAACACGGCATTAGGAAGCTTTGCGTCAAGCTCCCCAGGCGACGCAGGCGATATTGCACTTGCGAATTATATCCGCGCCGGCATGGGCGGATCAGTTCCGCGCCCTGAGATCACCGGCAATGATATGCGGGATCTGATTTATTTTATTAGGCGAAATACTCTGCTTGGTAGTGGATTAGTTGGTGGGCCGGCTTTGGTTGTTCCGGGTGCGGATGATGCTAACGTTACGCCGCCGTTGATCCTGACGTTAAGCGCGGTGCATAATGCGCCCGTAGGCGGGTTTGAATCCCTCACCGTAACGTGGACAACTGATACCTCTTGTATCGGATGCGCAATGGCAGGAACAAGCTCGCAGCTTGGTCAGCCGTGGCCGACAAATATTCCCTCAGAGATTGAAAGTAGCTACGGCACGAGCCATAGTGTTACCATTGCGGCGCCTAATGGTATCAAGCTGGGCGCGTCGCCGATATATTACCGCGTGATTGCTAAGGACATGGCAGGAAATTGTGTCTATTCAAACACCCTATCGGTGGCATGAAGAGAGGTCAGTGAACAATGCGCAGGATGAGTACCAGAAGCTAGAAGA